AAAACTTTATAGAAGAGGCAAGAGTATCGTGAATCAAAAAATAATACTTGACAACGCACTTAATTTTTAGTATAATATACATATGAATATATTTATACTTGACGAAAATATAGATAAGTGTGCAGAAGCTCATGTCGACCGCCATGTTATCAAGATGATACTGGAATCAGCACAGATGCTTTGCACAGCACATTGGATAAACAAGTATGTAGGAGACATACCAAGAAAATTAGAATCAGATGAATGGAACACAGTTAAAGAACAAAAACAAAACGAGCCTAGGGATTTCCCTTATCTTCCTACTATGCACAACCACCCTTGTAGCATTTGGGTTAGGGAGTCATTGGATAACTACGAATGGCTCTACTGTCTTGCACTCGCCCTTGACGAAGAATATGGAGTCCGATATGGAAAGTCCCATAAATCGGTGCGTGAGTGCATATTACTACTACCCGACATCAATATACCAAGGCGTGGACTTACACCATTTGCACAAGCTATGCCAGACTCACTTAAAGGAGAAAACGCAGTCGAAGCCTACAGAAGATTCTACCACAAAGACAAAGCAACCTTCGCCAGTTGGAAAGTAAGGGGCAAGCCAGAGTGGTGGAACGAGGAGTACGCAGACTATGAAACGAGGATAACAAGATGAAAGAATTAGGAATGGCATTAGTAGCCGTAGGAAGTATAATGGGATTTTTTGGAACAGTAATATATCCAGACCTAGAGTACACAGGCGGTGCAAGTAATAGAAGTTGCACAGGAGAGTGCTATGAAGAATATGTCAGACAGTTTGGAACACCAGCTGAAATGGAAAGAAGAAAACAGGCTCTCGCAGCAGGCGACGAGTTTAGTAGTATTAGAGGTCTATGGGCAGGCTGTGCAGCCTGTCATGGACAGCAAGGAGAAGGCATGGCAGTATTCCCAGCATTAGTCGGAAAAGACAAAGCATATATAGTAGATAGACTAAATACTTATAAAAACAAAGGTGAAGTAGGTAGTATGTCATCTACCATGTGGGGACAAGCAGCTATGCTATCAGATGCCGAGATAGATACTATTGGAGAGTTTGTACAAGCAGGATTTCCAAAGTGAGATTATTAGAAGCTGCGTTTCATGGAAGAACTAGAATATTTTCTGAGCGTATCTTTGGGTATAAAAGATATATAGTGGAACACCGCAATGGAGAGATACAGACATACTCTGGATTGTGGTATAAAAAAGAGGACATAATAAAAAAAGTGGAGGAACAAATTGACAGAAGAACAAAAGAAATTCAATGATTACGCAAAGTTCGTAATCTCAACAACCTCTCAAGAAAGTTTACACACAGAAACATTAATTGATAGATTACTGGAAGTGCATGAGAAACACTATGTAGAATTTTCACAACTCCTAACAGCATCAATAGGTATGCAAGCTGAGTCAGGTGAGTTTTCTGAGGTGATTAAAAAGATTATATTTCAAGGTAAACCTTTTAATGAAGATGAGAGGTATCATCTCAAAAGAGAACTAGGAGATGTATTGTGGTATTGGGTACAAGGCTGTACAGCACTTGGATTCACACCACAAGAAGTGATGGAAGAAAACATCAAGAAACTCGAAGCTAGATACCCAAACGGGTTTGAAGTAGCAAAGAGTGAAAACAGACAAGTGGGAGATATATAATGGTAGATTTATTTTTACTGCCTTGGACAGTACTAAAGTGGAGCATAACCCTAGCAATATGGGTATTACTATTTCAAGTAGTATTTAGCTCAGATACATGGTATACTGTGAGGGATTTTTTAAAGGACAAATTAGATGAAATACGAAGCTATACAAACTTTTGAGACAAAATACCACGACTTTTGCGGGGATACGCGTAGAGCCGAGGTATGGAAAAATGATAAAGGAGACTGGTGTACTAGACACTTCAATGAAGCCGGTTGGGCATTTGATATGGTACATAAAGGTAAAAATGAATTATGGGCAGAAAATGCAGCGGAGAACTATGTACTTAAAATCGGATTCTGAAATGAAATTAGATGACATTGAAAAAGTTCACCCGATGAAGCAAGTATTCGTCATGTCTATAGTGCAGATTGTAGTGCTTGGGTTCATGGGTTTAAGTATGTATTTAATAGGAGTAGCATTTGGCTAAGTATACTTTCAACGAAGATAAAATACTAAAAAATTTAAAGTTGTATATTGATAAAACCTATCAACAACACTATGGTAGTGGAAAAATACAATCAACTGAGTTTGTATTTGATGCTGAACATGGAGAAGGTTTTTGCATAGGAAACATAATGAAGTATGCACAAAGATTTGGAAAGAAAAATGGAAAACAAGAATCTGATTTATACAAGATTATTCATTATGCAATCATTCTATTAGGAAAAATGGAAGATGAAAAACAAAAAGAATACCGAGAATATCAAGACGAACTATATAAGGACAAAGATTAATGGCAGGAGTCAGACAAAAGAAACATGAAAAATTAGATGAAGCAACTTTAAATAAAACAGTATTTTTATTAGAGCAACCTAATCCTATTACAAAGAAAGAAGCGTGTGAAATTCTCAATATAACTTATAATACTACAAGACTAAATAAAATTTTAGAAGAACATAAAGATATTATGAGTCACAGAGCTACAAGAAAAGCTCAAAATAAGGGAAAAAGGGCAACGGAAGCAGAGATAAAACAAGCAATACAAGGTTATATAGATGGAGATTCTATTAGTGATATTGCTAAACAACTTTTTAGGTCATCTACTTTTGTAAGAAATATTATAGATAAAGCAGGTGTTCCAGAAAAAGTCTCAAAAGAAGCCCACTCAAAAGTTTATAAAGATAGATACGCTATGCTACCTGAACAATGTGTAGCAGAAGAATTTGAAGTGGGAGAAAGAGTGTGGTCAGTAAAAGATAATAAGGTGGCCATTATTAAAAAAGAGCTATTTGAAAAATTATATATGGATAAGTATGGGGCAAAAGGCTATCATATTTATGTGATAGAAGAAAAAGAACTTTTCTCTCCACATTTTGGTTATCTAAAAAATGTTGGATATAACTCATTTTCATTAGCCTATGACTTAGGAAGCCTCAAACACCTAGAAAAGTATGGAGTGACTATCTAAGTATGGAGAAACAGTATGGAAGCTCTTCCATTAATAGTAGCAATGTATTTAACTACTTGGATAATGATTGTATATAGAACATTCTTTATAGCAAGATATATACTCATAAACAGAAACGAAAAATTATTAACAAACTATCCAATAATACATTTTATAGTGTATTGTATTGGAGCTTTATTTTTAACACCCTTTATTTGGCAAGTCGCATTATTCGAAGAGCCAAGAAAAAAATGGGTAAAAGGATACTGCAACGCAATTATAGGAACATACAAATGAATTATTTATTACAGGCATTAGTAAAAAAATTAGAAGGTGAGATAGAAGTAGCAAAAGCAAATGTTATGGTGTATAAAAAGAACTCCGCAGGTATTGGAGAACACCCTGATATTGTTGAAGCTATTGAAACTCAGATAGCAAAAATTTCTGAGGCAGAAGATAAGATTGAAGCAATCAATAAACATTTTAGCACATGATACACAGTATAGAAGAAATAGAGAAAAAAATTGATTCTATAGAAACATATCTATCTAAAAATGTTGGCACAGTCATAACCAGCAGACATATAGAACAAGTAAAAGCGATTAGCCAAGAATTAAAGGCAGAGTTTAGACAAGCAAAAAATAGTTCTTGACAAAGCTCTTTAATTTTTGTATAATATATAAATGAGTGATAGATTTTATACGCAACAGTTAGAAGCCACAGGTTGGTGTCCTGGCTACAGAGGTACAAAAACTATCGCTGAATATCAAACTAAATTTGGAACAATTCGGAGAAAAAGAAAAATGGCATGGACAGATGAATCCAAAGCTCAAGCAGTAGAGATGTATACTGCCGAAGAACCTACTCCAGAAACAAGTATGGAAGTAGTAAAGATGGTTGCCGAAGAACTCGGTGAATCACCAAATGGCGTTAGAATGATACTTACAAAAGCAGGAGTCTATGTAAAGAAAGCTCCTGGAACAAGTGCTTCATCTAACGGAAGTACAGGCAGTAAGAGAGTCAGTAAAGTTGATGCTCAACAAGACCTTACCAACGCATTATCTGATGCAGGTCAAGAGATTGATGAAGATATTATTAGTAAACTTACTGGTAAAGCAGCTGTGTATTTTACAGGGGTCATAAACAACATCAATAACTAATTATACTACCATTACTAAAGGAAAGAGTTTTCTTAATAGTAATGGAGTAATTAGTGAAAAAAGACGAGTTTAAAAATGCCGTGCATAAGTGCGGCGACGCCGTAATAACATATAGAAGTACAAACTCTCGTAAACTAAAGTATAATGTTTGCACATTAGACTTTGATAATAAGTACATTCAGTCAAAACGAAACAGGGCAAAAGAGTCGGATAACACCGTTCTTTTGTTTTGTTGGGATACAGACTCATATAGATTATTACAACCAAGAAATGTAACTAGCATCGTTCCTCTGAGTGCAATACTCAAAAACAAACGATGAAGATATATGATGCGCCTGAGGTCTATGAAAAAATTGTTTCGGAAAATGACGAGGGAACGGAACAAGTTAGACTCACAGTAAATGAATTTAGAGGCACAGAGTATTTACACCTAAGAAAATACTACTTAGACTTTGAAGGAGATTTTAAGCCTAGCAAGGACGGGGTAGCTTTGCGCCTTGATTTTAATAACTCTAAGTTATTATTTGAAGGGTTAGTTGAGATACTATCCTTAGCTGAGGCTAAAAACATTTTAGAATCCCACTTCAAAGATATTTTAGACCAAATTTACCTAAAGTGAATTTAGTTCTTGACACAGCCCTTAAAATTTAGTATAATATATTAATGGAAAATATAAAAGCATATTTGAGGAGAGCATCACTTGCCTACTACAATGGTGCACCCATCATGTCAGACGCAGAGTTTGACCACTTAGCTAAGATAGCTGAGTTTGATGATGTCGGAGCTTCCAGTAGAGACAATAGAACTCCCCATGCTTTCCCCATGTATTCACTTCAAAAAATATTTGATAATGAATTAGACAAGAATCCCTTGAAGGGATACGGTGGAATGGTAACAGTTTCACCAAAGTTAGATGGGGCAGCAGTATCTTTGCTTTATATTGACGGCAACCTGCATAAAGGATTAACTAGAGGAGATGGGAAGAAAGGTTTAGATGTAACGCATTTATTGACACATTTAGTACCAAATAAAATTTCTTCTCCCTCCCCTATGCTACAGATAACAGGAGAAGTCGTTGCTCCAAAAACAATTAAGAACGCTCGTAACTATGCAGCAGGAGCGCTCAACTTAAAAGACGAAAACGAGTTTAAAGAAAGAGAACTACATTTTATAGCTTATGCTTGTCAACCTAATATGACTGACAGTTTAGCTTTAGATTTAGGACATCTAAATAGTAAAGGATTTGATACAGTATTAGATTCAGATTGGACAGAGTACCCTGATGATGGCATTGTATTCAGAATAGATAACTATGAAGCTTTCGAAAACTTTGGATATACTTCAAGACACCCACGAGGTGCCTATGCACTAAAGCAAATACAAGAAGGAGTAGAAACTACACTCATAGATGTTATGTGGAATGTAGGGAAGTCTGGAGTTGTCGCCCCTGTTGCTATCCTTGAACCCATTGAAATAGAGGGAGCTACAGTATCTCGAGCAACTTTACATAACTATGCTCATATCCAGTTTCTAAACCTAGAAATAGGTTGCAGAGTAGAAGTTATAAGAAGTGGAGAAATCATACCAAAAATTCTTAGACGGGTCGATTAATGTATAGACCTTTACCAAAATGCTTGACAATAGCCAAGAGCTCAATCGACGGTCTTGGTTTATTTGCTGTTGAAGAAATACCTGCAAAGACAAGACTAGGCCATACTCACTATGATAGTGTAGACCATGACAGAGTTCGTAGTCCTCTTGGAGGTTTTATAAACCATAGTAATAATCCTAATTGTATTATTCTTCCAGACCCTAAAGTTCCCCATACTTCTAGTGAGTTGGTAACTGTTAGACCAATCAAAGAGGGAGAAGAATTAACTGTTTACTATACAATGTATCAGGTGTGATGGCAGGAGGAATTTATAATCATACATATTTTGAAAACTACCCTGAAGAAAAAGAAAGAGAGGGAGTTTTGTACGGAATAGTATTAGTAAATACAAAAACTTTTGAAAGAGAGTGTATAAAGGTTGGCATAGCTAGTGGAAAAGATTGGAGGCATATTGTAAAGCGTAGTAGAGGTTTCAGAGGATACGATATTCGTATACAAAGGACTTGGAATAGTACTCTTTACAATGTGTGGGCTCATGAGCAGTACCTACATGATATGTATAAGCATGATAAATATGAACCAAAAATCAAGTTTGGAGGTCATACAGAGTGTTTCAAAATTGATTCTCTCATTCTGCAGGACTTTCCAAAAAATAGTTCTTGACATGGCAACTCAAATTTGTTATAATATATATAGTAAAAAAATGATGAGAGAAAGATTGCAAACAATAACACCACCAACTCATTGTCCTACTTGCAGTAGCACACTGGTTTGGATTAAAGACCAACTCTTTTGTGAGAATCCCTTATGCGAGGGGAAGTCTAGTAAGAGAATTGAGCACTTTGCAAAAACACTCAAAATTAAAGGACTCGGACCAGCTACTATAAATAAACTAAAGATTACAACTCTTTATGATATTTATAGCTTCAATATCGACATGATGATTGATGCGCTAGGTTCGGAAAAACTCGCAGTAAAACTACATAGAGAAATACAAAGTAGTAAAGCTACTGACTTAGTGGACTTACTACCAGCTTTTTCTATAAAGTTAATTGGACGAACTGCTTCTGCAAAACTTTGTTCTGTCATCAAAAACATGGCAGAAATCAACGAAGAAAATTGCAAGAAAGCAGGACTCGGTCCAGTAGCAACTGAGAATTTACTCGATTGGTATTATGAAGAGTTTATTAATGGATATGAAAGACTTCCTTTTAGGTGGATACAGACTCTCAAAGTGTCTCAACCTACCGAAACAAAAGGAGTTGTTTGTATCACAGGCAAACTCAAAAGCTACAAGACAAAGGCAGCCGCAACACAAGTATTAAATAAGATGGGCTACCTTGTAAAAAGTAGTTTAACTAAAGATGTAAACATATTAGTAAATGAAAGCGGCATTGAGTCCGCAAAAACGCAAGCAGCCCGAGATAGGGGTGTTACAATAATAACAAACTTAAAAGAAATTATAGGAAACTAAAATGGCATTACCAAAATGGACAGAAGAAAGAACCCAACAATTAGTAGACTTTGTTGGTGAAGGCCCAATTTCACAAGTACAAGTAGCTGAAGCTGCTGATGAACTAGAAACTTCAACAAGAAGTGTTAGTTCTAAACTTAGAAAAATGGGATATGAAGTAGAACTTGCTTCATCTGTGTCTACAAAATCATTCTCTGATGAGCAAGAAGCTACATTAGAGGCTTTCGTTACTGACAATAGTGGTCAGTACACATATGCAGAAATTGCATCTTCTTTTGAAGGTGGACATTTTTCTGCTAAGTCAATCCAAGGAAAAATACTTTCTATGGAACTTACTTCTCATGTAAAACCTGCTGAGAAACAAGAGTCTGTTAGAACTTACTCTCCCGAAGAAGAAGCTACATTTATCTCTATGGTAAATGACAGTGCATTTGTTGAAGAAATTGCAGAAGCACTTGGCAAATCTGTTAACTCTATCAGAGGAAAAGCTCTTAGCTTACTCAGAAGTGGTGACATAGGTGCTATACCTAAGCAGAAGGAAACTAAAGGTTCTTCAAAAGCTGACCCTTTGTCTGACTTAAACGGTGAACTTGACGGTATGACTGTCGAGGAAATCGCTGATGAAATTGGCAAAACTGTAAGAGGCGTTAAAACAATGTTGACCCGTAGAGGTCTTACTTGTGCCGACTACGATGGCGCTGCTAGAAAAGAAAAAGCTTCTAGCTAAACTTTTATCAACTTGGGCAAGGGAAGTAATTCTCTTGCCCTTTTTTATCTGGGAGGATACACTTGAACTTACCTTCAGCTTTACTGAAGCAAATAATTACGCAGGAAGATTTTGATACTTGGGGCAACCTAAGAGAAAATTATTTACCTGCTGAATATCAAGCGCTTCATAAAGTGATGCATACCCATGTCAAGAACTTTGGACATCTTCCAACTTTCGAAGACCTTAAACTATCCATTCGTGATAGAAAACTTAGAGAAAAAACATTTGCTATCGAGGCTGTTGACATAGATGTCGACGCTTGGATGCTTCTTGAGTATCTAAAAAATGAGTATGCACAAGTAGAAATCCTAGATGAATTAGATAAGTTTGTAGAAAAAACTATTGCTATATCTTCTGCGGAAGAAAATGTAGAAGTACTTCAGCAAATAGTTTTAGATATTGGAGATAGAGTTGACCTCAAAGCTCCCGAAGAAAATATGCAAACTATTAGTCTATTTGATTCTGAAAAGAATCTTAAGAAATATTTACCTCTTGGACTCAATGATGAATACGACCAAAAACTAAAGTTTTCTCCCAGAGACTTAGTTCTTGTAGGAGGTCGCAGAGGTGCAGGTAAGTCCT